AGTAACAACGTAAACAGCCCCGGCACTGTCCGGGGCATTTAATTTGGAGAAAACGAATGGACGATATCATTGCTTTTGTCGCTGCTCACTGGATCCAGTGGCTTTTTGCGGCAGCAGTGTCGGTGCTCGCATGGCTTTATCGTGGCATCGCTGCCAGGTTAAAAATGGAACAGGCAAAGAATGCGGCGATCGCCGAAGGGGTCCAGAGCCTTCTGCGTGAGTCTATTGTAAGTAATTACAATAAGTACAGTGAAAAAGGCTGCTGCCCCATCTATGCCAAAGAATCGGTGAAAAAAGTCTATGCAGCATACCACAATCTAGGCGGCAATGATGTCGCGACAGAACTATACCAGAAAATCCTGAGAATGCCGGAGAAGGAGGACAGGAACGATGATGAGTGACACCGCTTATGATATTCTGAAGACGATTGCCTTGCTTGTGCTTCCGATCGGAACGCTGATCAGCACGTTCTGCTCGATCTGGAACATCCCGTACGGGGAGCAGATCATGCAGACGTTCGCTGCACTTGATGTCTTCTGCGGTGCTGTGGTCACGATCGCAAAGGCGCGGTATGATGCTCAGAACGGAGGCAAGTGATGCCAGGGAAAAAGGAACTGCTGCAGCTGGCCCAGAGTGAGATCGGATATTTGGAGAAGTCGAAAGAGGCTTTCAGTCTGTACGGATCTGACTGCCTCTATCAGAAGACGAAGTTCGCCGGTGCGGACAACTACACGAAGTACGCCTATGAGCTTCGGAACGCAGGCCACGGACACCCGAACGGGCATGCCTGGTGCATGACGTTCATCTGCTGGCTGCTCTACAAAGTCTTCGGAGCGGAAGAGGCAGACCGTCTGCTCTGCTGTATGCTGTCGTGTGCCTCTACCATGGACACGAAGAAGGCCATGATCGGAGCCGGGAGACAGGTCCCGCTTAACACCGCGAAAGCCGGAGACATTGTGTTCCGGAGCCGTAGCGGCGGAGGCCATGTCGGCCTCGTTGTAGGGCGCACTGCAGACGGCCGGATCATCACCATCGAGGGCAACACCTCCAAGACGGATGCAACAGCCTGGAACGGCGGAGCGGTCGCCCAGCATACCGGCGGATCGTGGGAGTGGTGCTGCAGACCTGACTACCGGGACGACGAGGGCTTCCGCTGGATTCAGTCAGACGGGAAATGGTACTACCAGGACGGGCAGGGAAGGAACTGGCACGGATGGGCAAAGATCCGGGAGACAGGCGGACAGAATCTGCACTGGTACTGGTTCGACTGGCACGGAGCAGCTGCGACCGGCGCACAGTTTATTGACGGCAAGTGGTACTTCTTCTGGCCGGACAAGGACCCGAACGAGTGTATGCTGTGTGTCGCTGATGAGTCCGGTGCCATGGTCCCCTGGAACGTACCGGAATGATTGGATAATGGCAGCGCTGTATCCCCACCTCCAAATGATATAAATGTTGCAGTTTTTTTCATAAGTTGCCTTCAACCGGCGCTGCTTTTATCAGGCCCACGGTCTTCGGACTGTGGGCTTTTTTTTTATTGTCTGACAGTGGATTCAGTAGTAAATCCGCAGGACAGCCAAGTATGTAGCGCTCGCATGCGGGTTCGAGTCCCGCCACCGGCATCTAATCAAAAATGACGCTATGGCGTGATATCCGCGTGGAATAAGGCTGTAGCGTCATTTTCTTTTGTTTCCTTTAGGCGGTATTAAACCGATTTAAGCACCATTTTACTTACTTTTGTAGTAAATCTGTAGTAAAGCGTGTAGTAAAATGCTGATTTATCTGCTCTGTCTCTCTCTGCATTTCTTCATCTATCTGGTTCTGATAGATCCGGCGAAGGACCGGACTGTTTGTGGACCATCCTCCACGGGATTCGATGGTCTTCTGTGAGATCCCCATATACATCATGATGCTGGCCCCGAAGTGGCGCAGGTCGTGAAAGCGGAAGTGAGGGAGTCCGGCACGTTCCAGGGTCTTCCGGAATTTGTCTCCGATGTAGTCAGGCGTGTGCGGAATGATCCTGTCAGAAATCCCTGACAGTTCTGTGATGACAAAGTCGGGATACACGATCTTTCTGTATGAGTCTTTTGTCTTTGGTACTTTCACCACCCACACACCATCCGGATCTTTTACCATAGCTTTGTTGATGGTCACGACATTGCCTCTGATATCTTCAGCAGTAAGGGCACACACCTCAGATCTACGGCACGGACCGAAGGCTGCCAGAAGGACAGCCCGGAGGAGTTCCCCGTCTCCATCGCGCTGGATCTGTTCGATTAGGACGGCGATATCAGACTCAGAGGGACAATAGTTCTCAAACTGCTTTGCCTGCGGAAGCTGTACGCGAAAGCGAATAGTATCATCCTGCATGGACACGGCTGCGGAGAGCAGGCCGAAACAATTCCTGACCGTTTTGGGAGACAGCCCGGAAGAGGACAGCCGGGAGATCCAGGACTGGACGGCAGCATTCGACAGTCTGCGGATGGATGTGCTGCCGATATCGCCAAAGTGTTTCTTTTGGATGCCTTCATAGGATCTGATCGTGGAAGGGGAGAGCACGCCACGCTTGGCGTCAATATACTTCTGTAACGCTTCAGAAACGCTTATGACAGGCTTTCCGTTATCAAGGTTAGAGTTTATCCAGTCATTAGCTTTAACGACTGCCTCGCGCTTTGTAGGCGCTGAGAAGGTCTTTCCACGACGGCGGCCTGTAGAGTCTGTGTATGCGATTTTGTATGTGACGGATTTCTTTTTTACTGGCATGGTATCACCTCATGAGATATATTATGCCGTCGTGTTCTGTGTACTTTTTTCTTTATTCTGTTCATTCAAAAGATAACGGATGAATGAACTCACTTGAATCTGTCTTTCAACACTCAACTTGTTGTAGTTATCTAATAATCGTTGCTCATATTCAAACAGCATGGGCGGATTGTCTCCAAGCGCAGCCTGTTCATTTTCAACGCTTTGGACCTGCATTGGAGCAAAAATGTTAAGCAAATCACCAGCATTCATTTTTAAACCTTTAGCGGCTTTTTTGTAAGTTTCAATAGATGGAATGATAGGTCTGTTTGTCTTAGGATTCTTGTTGTTTTCAAGCATTGAAATATATGCTTTGCTTAATCCACTAGCTCTAGCAAAATCATCCATGCTCATATCATGTTCGGTTCTATAGCTCTTAATCATGTCGCCTAATGTCATATTTTGGCCCTCCGTCTGTACAACATATTATACAAACGTCTGCCGATGCTGTCAAACTTACTGAACAAAAACCGTTGACACGTTGTGTTTAGTATGTTAAACTATGTTCAATCCGCTGAACGGAAAGGAGGTGAAACGGTGTATACAATCAAGAAATACAGAGAAGCATTAAAGATGTCGCAGGAAGAACTGGCAGAAAAGGCGAATGTATCCAGAACCATCATTTCCGGACTTGAGACCGGAACAATTACGAACACAACTACCGGAACGCTTATTGCTATCGCTAAAGCACTCGGGAAAAATGTGAATGAAATTTTTTTTGCCGATGGCGTTTAATCGGCTAAACTAAGGACTAAACAAAATGAACGAAATTGCGATTACGCAGAAACAACTTCCCGGAACACTTCCAGAGCTATCAAAGTTTGTGCTTGTAGGGCGTGAAAAGCTTACAGCGGTGCGAGCCGAGATTAGAGCAATCAAGAAAGTTGGGCTTGCCAAGGAAGTCCACGAACAGAAGCTTCGTGAAGCACAGGACATAGCTGAAGCCGTATTGGATGCGGAAGTGCAAATAGGACGATTGACGGCTGCAATGCAGAAAGAAAAGAATCAGCATACTGCCGTGGACAGCGGTGTCCATAGCACGAAGAAGCAAGCCCTTGAAGAAATTGGACTAACAGAAAGACAAGCCAACCGCTTTGAAACATTGGCAAAGCATCCCGAAATAGTCGAACAGGCAAAGACGGACGCAAGAAGTCGCAATGACATCGTGAACAGGTCGAACGTACTGAAGGCTATTGCCGGAACCAGAGAGCCAAAACGGGACATTGTCAAAGAAGCCAAAGAGAAGCACGAAGCATTCAAGCAATCCGGGGTTGATGACGTTGTCAGCATCCAAGAGGTACAAGCAGACAAACAGAACAAGAAAATCATTTATGCCGATAAGGCAAAAGAAACCATCAAGTTGCTTAACAGCATTCTGAATTACGGCACTGGAACCGAGCCAGAAGAACTTAACGAAATGGTGACACAAAGTTTTTCTTCAAGGGAATGCGCCGTATTTGCTCAAGAATGCCGGATGGCAGTCGAAATCATCAAAATATTAGAGGGAGCGTTTAATGGAAAAACTCAAAGGGATTGAAGGCCTTTACACAACCATTTCACAGCTTATAGCTGAATACGAACTTTCTAACACTGCGGTTATTGATTCAGATGAATTGATAGCCCGTGTCAGGGAAGAAGTGAATGTTTATTCCGCTTCTTTGGAATGGTACATCAAGCAGGTCCTGAGAATGGCGGCTGAAGTTGGATTGTGGCAGGCCGGTTACCGTTCTGTTGTAAAGGGTAAGGGGTACTTTGTTAATGCTGAAAAGCTCCATAAACAAGAGTATTTAATCAACCTTTACAACAATGCAGCACTGGAAGAAAAAACCAAAAAGGACATTGTCGAGCAGCTTCTGACAAAGTGCGAAAACGAGGGCGTGCAGATGTCTATGGAATTCACAAACGGCATTCCCAAACTTATACAGACAATCACGCCGGAACAGCTCATTGACATGCTGAAAACAGATGCAAAGGGGGCATAACGATGAAAAATCTAATCAACACAACAGTCCACGGCATCGGTTATCTGTTCGTGATGATCGGCTTTCTGATGATGATAAAGGCAGCTGGAGACGCTGATCTGAACGGCACGATGGCGGATATCATGCGCTACAGCATGGCAGCTATCGCTGCGTTCATCGGCGGCGGATTCCTGACCTGGTGGCGGGTGTGACCATCGCGGAATATAACCGGGAAGTCCGGAGGCTGAGAGACGATGCCAAAGAGCGGACCGGATTCACCCAGGCAGAGTTGGCAAAGAGGGTCGGAACCAGTGCGTCCGCTCTGAGCCACAAGGGCGATCTATATAAATTGCCGTATTACATCGTGCGGCGCATGGAGGAACTGGCAAGGAAATGAACAGGCATGAAGAATATATCCCACATGATTATGTCATTTATTATGACGAAAATTCTGTGCGATATCCTATCAAATGCGTTGCTGTGGGATCAAGGAAAGCGGCAATGCTGGAATGCAAGGTTCTGAAGGGCGTGCACTGCACCTATCCAGAGGTGTGTGCGCTAACCCGCAGGATGAATCTTGAATATAAAGTTACAAGGAAGAAAGGAAGGCCAAAGAATGACTGAAGTTAAGGCAAGCGAAAACATCAACGTACTTGTGCCGGAGAACGATCAGCAAGAGCTATGGCAGCTTGAAGGCAGAGTCGAGGCGATCAGAGCAATTTGCAGAGCTAAGGCTGCGGACGGTTATCACAGCTTAGATATCGATCTGCTGCTGGCAATGCTTGGGAACAATAAATGAAAAGGCCAGTGCTGCGAACACTGACCAATTCAACCACATGGTCTATAGACAAGGAGATTATAACATGACACTTTACGAACTTACAAGCGAGTACATGGAACTTCTGGCAATGCTGGAAGATCCGGACACAGAGGAGGCAGTCATCCTCGACACTCTGGAAGGTGTCGGCGGAGAACTGGAAGAGAAGGCAGATGGGTATGCCCGCGTAATGCGTCAGATGGACGCAGATGCCAAGGCAATCAAGGCAGAGGAAGAACGTCTGTATAACCGCAGAAAGAGCCTCGAAAACCGCTCTGCGTGGCTTAAGGGACGTCTGCAGAATGTTATGGAGCTGACCGGCAAGACAAAGTTCAAGACTCCGCTTTTCTCTTTTACTATTCAGAATAATCCGGTATCCGTGGTCATCGACAATGAGTCAGAGATCCCTGCGGCGTATTGGATTCCGCAGGAGCCGATGCTTGACAAGGTAAAGCTGAAGGAAGACCTCAAGGCAGGCTGTGTCTTTGAAGGCATCGCACATCTGGCACAGACGCAAAGCTTGCGGATCAGATAAGGGGGGCAGACATGGCTATCTTAGTAATGGTTTACGGCCAGAGCGGTACAGGCAAGAGCACAAGTCTCCGCAACTTCAAACAGGACGAGGTCTTTGTGATCAACGTCTCCGGCAAGCCGCTCCCGTTCCGAAACACAAACAACATTAAATCATTCGCGACTGACAGCTACACAAGGCTGATCACTGACCTGCCGAAGTGCCCGCAGCCGTCCATCGTCATTGATGATGCGACTTATCTGATGGTAAATGAGTTCATGCGGACAGCCAAGGTCGCCGGATATCAGAAATACACTGACATGGCCTACAACTTCAACAACCTGATCGATGTCTGTGCCAGCCTGCCGGATGACAAGATTATCTACTTTGTCGGGCACTCTGCCCAAGCTGATGACGGAAGCGAACACTTTAAGACGGTCGGCAAGATGCTTGACAACTACGTCACTCTGGAGGGCAAATTCTCAATCGTGTTGAAAACGGTAGTAACCGATGGAAACTACCAGTTCAGCACCCGAAACAACGGGCAGGACACAGTAAAGACTCCTATGGGTATGTTTGACAGCGCTCTGATTCCGAACGATCTGGCAGCAGTCGACAAGACCATCCGCGAGTATTACGGAATGGAGGCGGACAATGCCCAGGCCTAGACAATGGAACAACTCGTATGAGTATCAGCGCATCCTTGAGATCCTCGAAGAGTACTGGATCAGCCAGGCCGACGAGGCCGAAGTCGAGATAAACATGCACTTCCGGCACAGAAGCGGAGCAACTCAGGACAAGCGTATCATATGGAGAAATCCGAATATCAACATAATGGAAAGGAATTATTAAACATGATCAAGCAGTTCAGCGGATTTGAAGAAAAAGCATTTGCAACAAACACCCAGCTCCCGGCGGGCAACTATGTCATCGTCATCAAGGCGGTCAAGTATCTGCAGGGCTCCGGCGGAGTTTCTGACAAGATCGAGCTGGCCATCGACATCGCGGAAGGCGAGCAGGCAGGATTCTATCAGAACCAGTTCGACGCGAACACCGACGAGGATAAGAAGTGGAAGGGCAAGGCGACTATCTGGATGCCCGACGGATCCGGCACGGACGCAGACAAGAGAGCAGTCCGCAACTTTAACAGCTTCGCCGCTTACCTTGCCAATGCGAACCCTGGCTATCACTGGGACTGGGACGAGTCCAAGCTTAAGGGCAAGAAGATTGGCGCGGCCTTCCGCAAGGAGCACAATGTCATCGAAGGCCGTGAGGTCAGTTATACCGCGTTCGCATGGTTCTGTGATGCTGACGACGTCAGATCCGGCAAGGCCAAGACTGCAGCAGAGAAGTTCCGTAACGGCGCAACTGGTAAACCCGCCGCTGCTCCGGCGGTCAATGAAGGGTTCATGTCCATCCCCGACACGGAAGACGAGAGCATCCCGTTTTAAGCCATGACAGGGGCGGAGATAATAGCTTGCCTTGATTCTATGTCTGTTCTGGTCGACACCAGAGAGCAGCCATCTGCACGGGCAATGAGACGATATAAGCGTTTTAATTGCCCGTACAGCCGCCGCAAGCTTGAATATGGAGATTATGCCTATAGCTTTACCCTTCCGAACGGAAGCCCGCTTTATGACGATTCTGATGCGGTCTATGCACCAGTCGTAATTGAACGCAAGGCAAACCTCGAAGAGCTTTCAGGAAATCTGATAGAGAAACGCCAGGAAAAGCACAAAGAGCAGCATGTCCGGAACCGATTCGAGGCCGAGTTGAAACTGGCGCGGGAGAACGGAGCTTCTGTCTATCTTCTGATAGAGGACGCCTCCATATCAAACGTATTGAATCATCAATATGATACCAGACTGAACGAAACCGCATTTTTTCACACCTTAACCGCTTACATGGCCCGCTACGACCTCAAGCTGATCTTCTGCGATTCGTCCGAGTCAGGAACAGTTATCAAAGAGATTCTGTACAGAGAACTGAAAGAGAGGTTGACGCGGGGGGATTATGGCTAACAAAAAAAATATGCCATGGATAAAACTCTGGAAGAAATCAGACAAGAACGCTCTGTACTTTTCAGAACCTTTTGATAAATGGCACGCATGGCAAGATTTGCTTCTTTTGGCGGATCAGAGCGGAACAGTTAAAACATCGCTAAGATGGCTTAAAAAAAGGTGGAATTGGACTTCTGTAAGGCAAGTAGTGAAACACCTTGAAACACTTTCCGGAACAGGTCAAATAGCCGTAAGCGGAACACCCTCCGGGACCGTTATAACCATTGTGAAATGGGGAAAATATCAATGGCAGCAGGGCAAAAGCGGAACAGCTAAAAAGGGCAAAAGTGAAACAGTTTCCGGAACAGAAGAAGATACTTCTTTATTAAGAAGTAGTACGGGACCGTCCTTAAGTCCGGCCCCTACTACTAAAGATATTGATGATTTTGATATTACGAAGGGTGAGTTTGATGATTGAGAACAACAACATTTATCAGTTTAAACCGGATGATGCGTTCAATTTCGCCAAGATCAGCGGAATCAATCACAGACAGAAGGGCAATGAATTGCAATTCCTTTATTGTCCGTATTGCTCCGGAGGAAAGCATCATGACAAGAATACCTTTTCAATCAATCTGACTACTGGACAGTTTGAGTGTAAGCGGTCCAGCTGCAGCGTAAAGGGTAATATGATCACCCTGGCTCGTGATTTCGGGGATCGCTTCGAGTTATCCAGGGACGTGACCCAGTACTACAACATTAATGACAACGCGGCACAGTTTAAGCGGTTCAAAGATGCTCACAGAATAACAGAGTCAAAAGACCGGGCCGTCGAGTACCTGAAGAGCAGAGGTATCTCCGAAGATATCTGCAGACAGTATGAGATCACCATCAAGGCCGGGACGGAGAATGTGCTGGTCTTCCCGTTCAAGGATGAGACTGGTGCGCTGCAGTTCATCAAGTACCGGAACCTTGATTATCAGAAGGGCAAAGGCTCAAAAGAGTGGTGTGAGTCCGGATGCAAGCCGATCCTGTTCGGTATGAACCATTGCGTTGATTTCACCACATTGGTGATCACAGAAGGGCAGATCGATTCGTTATCACTGGCAGCAGCAGGCATCAAGAACGCAGTATCAGTCCCGACCGGCAAGAATGGATTCACCTGGAAGCCTCATTGCTGGAACTGGCTTATTCAGTTCGACGAGATTGTAGTCTTCGGAGACCATGAGAACGGGGAGATCACTCTTGCAAAAGAAGTTGCCAGCTTCTTCCCGAAGCGGGTCAGAGTTGTCAGAACAGCTGATTACAGAGGCTGCAAGGATGCGAACGAGATCTTACAGAAATACGACGCGTCTTCATTGTGGAAAGCTATTGAAAACGCAGAACCGCAGATATCCAGCCGGATCAAAAACCTCGCAGACGTCGAGGCGGTAAATTTGTCAAAGCTTGAAGCAGTAAAGACCGGCTTCCCGACTCTTGACGAGACAATCGGTGGCGGGTTCCACTTCGGTGACCTGGTAGTCCTTACTGGGAAATGTGGAGACGGCAAGAGCACAGTCGCATCCATGATGATCGCTTACGCATTGAAACAGAAGTACAAGGTTTTCTGCTATTCCGGAGAACTTCCGGGATTCATGTTTAAGGCATGGCTCGACTCTCAGATCCTCGGCAAGACAAAAATCATGGAGGCCGACAATAATGCGGTCAATGAATGGTACGACAAACAGATCTATATCTATGACAACTCTGTTGTAGACGATTCAGACGATGATGCTTTCGCCGCAATCGAGGAGGCTGTCAAGAGCCTGGACTGCCGCGTCATCCTGATCGATAATCTCATGACAGCGCTGCCGGACAACGAAGCAATAGATCTGTTCCACCAGCAGAGCCTGTTCGTCAAGCGCTGTGCAAAGTTTGCAAAAGCCTATAATGTCGTGATTCTGCTGGTGGCACATCCGAGAAAAGGAAACGGAACAGACAACGATGATATTTCCGGCTCCGGCGATATCACGAACCTTGCTTCCCTGGTACTCAGATATCAGAGAAGTAACAAGGACACCCACTGCCCGTTGCTTACCGTCACCAAGAACAGAATCAACGGCCAGACAAAGGTCGGAGCAGACGGCATAAAGATGCAGTACATCGATACATCCAGGCGAGTCTTGGAAGAGGGTCAGTTTGATACATTCGGCCCGATGTTTGTAAAAGCAGAGATGAATGAAGGATTTATTGATCTTCCGGAAGATGCAGACATACCTTTTGAATAAGAGGTGAAAAACAATGAAACACGAAAAACTATTTAAAACGATTCTAATCGTAATGGAAACAATATGGCTGATGCTTCTGCTGGCTGCATGTGTGGCATTCTTCCAGGTCATCACGGCCCATGCGGAGGACCAGCCGATCGCAATCATCTATCAGGACGAAGAACAGCGCCGGATGAACGCAAAGGTCATTAATGAAGCGCCTCCGATCAACCGGATCAGTGAGGATCTGGATGAGCAGGACGCAAACGGGCATCAAATGGAGTGCCTCGGAGAGTATTACGTCACCCGGTATTGTTCGTGCAGAAAATGTTCCGGGAAGTGGGGAACGACATCGGCATCAGGCAGACCGCTTGTCGTGAACTACTCTTGCG